CGATCAGCGCATTCGATACGCCCAACTTCGAAGGCATCAAACTTTCCTATGAGGCTCAGGACTCAGAAGGCGCTCCAATCACCGTAACGCTCGGTGATCCCAACGGCCGCGACCTGATGGACCTGTCCGAAGAAGAACTCGACCAGAACGTAATGCCATGGCTGACCACCAGGCGGTGGGTCAAGGAGCGGTTCGAGGAGTGGGGGCCGGGAGACTTCCGTTGGGATTCACGCGTCATGGGAGACTTTCCCTCTCAGAGTCCTGATGCCCTGCTGTCCTTGGCATGGCTCGAGCGCGCTCAACGGGACACGCGGACCTACGAGGGGAAGGTAGACATCGGCATCGACGTGGCGGGTCCTGGCGAGGATGAGACGGTGATGGTGGCGCGGTGCGGCTTCCAGATTCTCGAGATTGTCGGCTGGGGCAATCCAGATCCCCGCGGCGAACTGGTGAGCGCGCTCCGGAAGTATGGAGACCGCATCGGGACTCTAAACGTTGACTCGGCTGGCATCGGCTACTACCTGCACAAGCACCTGCAAGACCTTGGCTTCCCGTCGAACGCGGTAAACGTGGGCGAGTCGCCGGCGGACAAAGAGCAGTTCGTGAACCTCAAGGCTGAACTCTACTGGGGTTTGCGGATGCGCGCCAAGAGTGGAGACTTGGCAGGACTCGACGACGAAACGGCTATTTCACAACTTGCCAGCATCCGGTGGAAGCCGAACAGCCGTGGGCAAACAGAGATCGAGTCCAAAGAAGCGATGAGAAAAAGAGGGGTAAAATCGCCGGACCGGGCTGAGGCAATCATGCTGGCGTTTGCCAAAGTGGCGAAGAACGGCGCTGGGCTTCTGGAGTATTACCAGGGCATCACGGCGGTGCAAACGGGTGGAGATCAGGACCCAAACCCCAAGACTGCCGGCTTCAGACCTGCTCCTACGGTCACCACGCCCGTCAAAGCGCCTGCTATGACCGCCTACAACCGCGCCATGGCTGCCCTTGCGCCCCAAGACCTCTGTGACCACTGCGGAAAGCCGCTTGGCGATACTGTGGTTGAAGAGGGCATACGCCGGATGCACCCCGACTGTGCAAGACCGTCTTGGGCGTCCTGAAGGTCTTGACTTCTTAGATAATCATCATCATAATGAAACATATGAATACATGCGTGAGGTGCGGAAACCAATGGGAGCCGAGGATTGAAGGGCGTCCGAAGAATTGCCCAGGATGCAAGAGCCCGTTGTGGGACAGGGAAAAGGCCAGCCTCAAGAAAATGCAATGGAACCATGGGGTAGTCAGCGGCGCAAAATCTTTCGGGATTCTTGTTCCGCAGCCATGCGAAGTTTGCGGGGAAAAGGAAGGCGTTCAGGCACACCATGAAGATTATGACAAGCCACTTGACGTGAAGTGGCTGTGCCATTCTCACCATCGGCTGCGGCACGAGGAAATCGGCGATGCCTTGGTAGACATGAAAAGCGGTGAGAGGTCGAGGATGGTTTGCGTCCGCATCCCTGACGAACTCCACGAAAGAATAGTGGAGGTGATGATGGTACGAGGATGGACTAGAACCCAAGTGATCATCGAAGCGCTGGGGGCATACCTCAAGCAGCCGACGGTGATTGTGGCGCCGCCGATGAGTCCTGATGCCGTTGCTGACTTCATGAAGGGAATGGACGACATCGAGAACTCGCAGGGCAAGATCACGGCTATGAGTGGCAACCATCCAATGTGCGGAATGCTCCCGCACGGTCATAAACGGGTATCCATGGGAGCGCCGCCGAAGAACCTGAAACTGGCACGCGAGACAAAACCCAAGCGCGCCCTTGGCAGGACTCCAAAGAACCTCAGTCTTGCCGACAACCGTGATGCCCGACCATCCCACGCGCCGGGCTGCAAGTGCCTGATGTGCGCAGCAAAGCCCAAGCATTGATACACTAGACCACGGGAGCACACACCATGGCCTTGTGGGATGAACCGACAGAGATCAACGACGATACAGTGTTTGGCAAACGGCTGAACGATAAGGCATTGCAGAAGATGCCGGACGCTACGGGCGGATCGATGACGATCCTGAATCCGCGGTATGGGCTCCTGAGCGCAAGGAATCGCGGCGGCGTTCGACCTACTCTGCCAAATCGGGACCCGGAAAATGACCGTCCTGGCCCTGATGACCGTCGTCTCCCCTCCGACTTCATTACCGACGTAGACGAAGAGCGCAACCGCTTCAGCCCTTACCAGCCCGTCCAGCCTTTCGGCCCTCCGTCGATCTTGGATGTACGTGAGTGGGACTACCCAACCGGCTACAACCTTGAGATCGTCAACCGGCACATCGTCCTTGGAGAGATGCTGCGGGGCATCGTGCGCGGCTCGGGAATCATCGCGAACGAGCTGAGCGCGCGCGTCGACGAACTGGTGAGCCTGCCGTGGAAGTTCGTCCTGAAGAGCCCGGCCAAAGGCGTGAAGTCGGAAGACGACCCGCGCATCAAAGAGCTGAACGCATTCTTCAAGATGCCGGACCGGAAGATCCCCTACCCGCAGTGGATGGAGATGATCTTCCGCGAGCGGTACACCATCGATGCGGCCACCGTCTACATCTGGAAGAATCGAGCCGGCACGAAGCCGTATGCGTTGGAAGTGATCGACGGCAATACCATCGTTCCGAAGATCGACGACCGCGGCCGCATCCCTGACTGGCCTTCCCTGGCCTACGTCCAGATCGTAAAGGGCCTTGCGATGGACAACTTCACCGAGCGGGAGATTGTCTACATGCCGCGGCACCGTTGGGCTCAGTTCCCAATCTTTGGGTATTCCGAGGTCGAGCAAATCTTGATGGAGGCGACCCAACAGGTTCGCAAGACGATGTACATGTTGAATTTTTGGGCAGAAGGGACCTGCCCCGACGTGATGGTATGCTGCCCGGAGAACTGGTGCTACAGCGACGACACGGAGGTTCTCACACAGGACGGATGGAAGCGATTTACGAATGTGGATATTGAAGTTGATAAGTTTGCCACGCGCAAGCCAGTAACGAAGGAATTCCAATGGCAAAAGGCTACCGGAATCAATCTACAGCCATATAGCGGGGAGATGGTCCACCTCCAATCCCGGTCGATTGATTGCTTGGTGAATCCTCCGCACCGCGTCCTGCTTTCAAAGCGCAACGGGGAGGAGCGCATCGTTTTAGCGAAAGAGCTACTTGAATCTCACATCGACGGTGATCGTATCCCCATTGTTTCCAACTGGAACGAAGGGAAAGAGGTCAAGACAAGAGTGTTTTCCCAAATAACGAAGAGGGGTGGAGGGTTCGCCCTTGAAATGACCGGAGATCAGTATTGCGCTTTCATGGGAGCGTGGCTTGCTGAAGGGCATACCGCTTGCTCTGGAAGAGTGGCTGGGATCACCCAAGCATCCGACGGCAAAGGGTTTGCGGCGTACTGGGAACTCGTAAACAACATCAAAATCAAAGGAAAGGCCCCAAGCTATGATGGGAAGTCGATAATTGTCTGCAACGCTCCACTCGGCAGATATTTATCAAAGTTTGGACACGCTAGCGAGAAATATGTACCCGCTGAGATCATGAATGCAACCCCGCGCCAGATTGAGATCTTTCTTCGCTACTACGCTTTGGGGGATGGGTCAAAGACAGCCCCGGTAATTTACACGTCCAGCCGGAAAATGGCAGACCAGTTACAGGAGCTAGTCCAGAAAACGGGTAAATCGGCAACTATAGCCGAGGACGATAGACGCGGGAGGAAACTCAAGTTTGACGGAAACAGGGAAGGGAATACAAACCACGTCAGCTATATCGTGAGCATGAGCGATAGCAAAATGCGGCGTTTCTCTGTTGCCTCAGAGCAATACTCGGGCATGATCGGATGTGTCAGTGTCCCGAACGGGATACTCTACGTTCGCCGCAACGGGAAGGCTTGCTGGTCAGGAAACACCGCAGAGCAAATTGCGCTCTGGCAAGGGACGTTCGACGCGCTGATGAGCGGGAATCTCAAGCTCAAGTCCAAGATGCGGTTCATCCCTGGCGGTGGCAAGCCATTTGAGATGAAGGGCTCGGCCGGCGACCTACTCAAGTCGGAGTACGACGAATGGATGGCCCGCATCGTTTGCCGTGCCTTCAGGACCGACCCCAAGCCCTACATCAAGGAGCCTGAGCCGCGGGCGAACTCCGAGCAGCTTCAAGAGCAAATGCGCGCCCAGGGACTCAATGGCGAGATGCTCTGGTGGTCTAGCCTGATGGAGCGCCTGATCTTTCTCGGCTGGGGATGGGACGACATTGGCCACGCGTTCGACCAGAACGAGGAAGTGGCGGCTTCCGACCAGGCCACCATCGATACTGCCAACACATCTCTTGGAGCCAGAACGATTAACGAACTACGGGACCGCGACGGCTTGGACGCGGTGGAAGGCGGAGACGTGCCGATGGTCAAGACGGGCACAGGATGGATGCCGCTGGCTGTCCTGGCGGCGCAGACCGCGCTGCCTACACCAGTCGCACCGGGCGGCGCCGGCGGGGCATCAGGACCCGGAAAGAATGCCAGCGAGCCTACTCCCACGCAAAAGGAGGCCGGGACGGCATCCGACCGCCCTTTAGCAAAGCGGGGAAGTCACTGGAGCAGGTACTAGCGGCCTACCTCAAGCGCAAGGGGAAAGAAGCGGCAGCAAGACTCACCGTCGAGAAACTGGCGAAGGCTGCGAAGAAGAAGCCAGAAGATCAGGACACGATAGACGTTCTGGTGGACTGGGGCGATCTGATCCCGGAGGTTACGCCCTACCTTGAGACCGATGCGGTCGCTGGCGCCACAGAGTTCCTGACCGAGCGCGGCATAGTCGAAGACAGCGACATATGGACCAAAGTCTTGGACCAGGCGCGGCAGATGGCTCGGGAGCGCGGCGCGGAGCTGGTGGGCAAGCGCATCACAGACAAGGGCGAGATCATTGATAATCCTGATGCCCGTTACGCCATCACAGAGACGACACGCGAGACCCTGCGAGAGTTGATAAGTAAGTCGGTCGATGAGGGATGGACGACGACCGAACTTCAGCACAACATATTGCAGAGTGAGGACTTCAGCGCAGCTCGAGCTCTGACCATCAGCAGGACTGAAAGCATGTACGCCTACAACCACGGCAAGCATGAGGCCGCAAAGGGCACAGGACAGAAGTTCAAGCAGCAGATCGGCTCAGGGGATGCTTGCGAGGAGTGCATGGGGAACATAGAAGCCGGCCTGATCCCGATCGATGAGG